ACATACAATTTAATAATATCCCAAACAGTATTCGTAAACCTGGAGTTTATTCAGAGTCTAACGATACTTTAGCTGTTCAAGGAATTTCGACTGCTGCGAAAACAATGGTAATTTTAGCGCAAAAAACTTCAGCTGGATTAGGTGTTGATAATGTTCCTGTGAAAGTTTTCGGTTCTGATAAAGGTGTTGAGATTTGTGGCGCTGGTTCTGTTGGTGCTCTTGATATTGCAGCAGCTTTAAATGCAAATAAAAATCTTCAGCTTTCAGTTGTTCCGATTCCAGATGCGGCTGGTTCTGCAGCGGTTGGAACTATTACAACTTCAGGAATTGCATCGAGCACGGGTTCGGTAGTTGTTTGGGTTGGTAATGTAAGAACTGAAGCTACTATTAATAATGGCGATGCTGTTAACGATATATCAACTTCAATTTTCGATGCACTTAAAATTAACGAGCATTTAATGCCTGTTATTTTTACTCATGCAGCACCAATTATCACAATGACTGCTCGAAATCTCGGAACTCTTGGAAATAATATTCCTGTTTCATTTTTAAATAACAATGTCGGAACCACTGATCTCGCTGTTGTTCAGCCTACAGGCGGAGCAACTGATCCAAGCCTTGCAACTGCATTAACTAATATTTTTCCTGCTGATTATGATGAAGTTTTCAGTTCATTGAATGACGCAACGAATCTCGGATTACTAAAAACTCACTTAACTCAGGCATCAGCACCAACTGAAGGTCGCAGAGCTACGGGTTATTATGGTTATACAGGTGATCAGGCAACACTTGAAACACTTGCTGGAACCACTTTAAATTATGAGCGTTTGAATGTTGCATATTTGCCATACGGTAAAGATACAAAAATGGGTCATTATCTCGATCATGAAATTGGAGCTGGTTATGCTGCAAAAGTGGCAAGCTCTGAGGATCCTGCAAGACCATTAAACGGATTAAAAATTGACGGTGCTCCACCTTCTGCTCTTGAGAATCAGTTATCAAGAACTCAACAGGAATCACTATTAAATAATGGTGTTACTCCTCTTGAAATTGGAATTGGTGGCTCTGTTAATATTGTTCGAGCTATTACAAATTATACTTCAACTGCTCAGGGTGTGAAATCTGTTGCTTGGTTAGATTTAACTTCGGTTCTTTCTATGGATTTTGGAATTAAGGCGATTGATGATAGATTAGCTCTACGTTTTCCACGGGAAAAACTCACTGATAGAACTGAGAGACTCGTTAAAACTGAGGTTCTTGATGTTATCAGACTTCTTAACGATCTTGAAATCTGGAATCCTGTTGAGGATGATGAAGTTATTGTTCAGAAAGATGGAAATGCTGTAGGCAGAATTAATATACAGGTTCCTGCTCGTGTTGTTCCTGGAATGCACATAATCGCTAGTCGTTACGATCTAATTTTAAATTAAGAAGGAGATAAATAAAAATGAGTTATAATACAAGAGGTACTCTAGAAATTAATGGTGTTGTTTATGAGGACATCTCTGGATTCACAGAGAATTCTGTTGCGGTAGCCAAACAGGTTAATTTAATGAATAAAACGGGTACTGCTAAAATGCTCCCCCGTTACGGGTTCACGATTGACAATGTTCAATCGAATGTTCCTCCAGCGGTTAATTTGAATGCTGTTTTTAACGGTACCGCTACTTTTGAGTATGAAAATGGCGACCGTGTTACTTTTGGCGGTGTAGCAACTGCTGAGATTGGTGATAAAAACACCAATGGAGAAGATGAAACGAATAATACTATTACATATATTGCAGAGTCTAGAACTCCAGATTTGGAGCTTTAAGATGAATATATTCGGTAAAGGTAAAGATAAAAAGGATTCAGAGGTTAAAGCTGATACTAAAAAGGATTCGGCTAAAACTGACTCTAAAAAAGATTCAGAACCTAAGAAGGATTCAGAGGTTAAAAAAACTGTTAAACGATATCCGGTCCCATCGTTTGCGAATAAAGCGAGAGTTTTTCACTCACTTGACGCGATTATTGACGTTGACTTATGCCCTTCATTGAATGATTACTTGAGAGAGCTTAAAAAATTCATTGATGTTCGTTGTAAATAAATTTTAAAAAGGAGTTGAGTGGTGGAAAACAAAAGTTTATTAGAAAAGTTTAAATCGAGTGCTGAGGCGAGTAAAATCGTCTCTGTTCCTCGCCCAAATGGTGGCCCGATTGATATCAAGTTAGTTCTATTAAGCGAGGACGCAACTCTTCAAGCGTCTTTAGCTGCAGATAAAACATTCTCAGGACATCCAATTGAGGGTCAGAATTTTGCTGTTTATGATGTTGAGGTTGAAATTCAACAATTATTTAGAGCGGTGAAAGATCCTGAAACCGGTGAAGGTTTAACTAAAAGCATCGTCGAATTCAGAAAAATTATCACAAAAGAAACTCGTGACTTACTAGCTGAAGAACTTGAGCTTTTACACGAAGAGCATTCTCCTGTTGTAAATGAAATGAACGATTCTGATTTTGACAAATTACTGGGAGACCTAAAAAAAAAGCCAGAAAAGACCCTTGGGACTGTCTCAAGTTTGCATATTGCAAAGAGGCTGTTGCTTTCTATGGCAAGCCAGCCAACGATTTAACTTCTGGAGAATGGTTATATATAATAACTATGGCTTCAGCTTTTAACACTCCCCCCGTAATGTAAGGTTTTCCCAATGCCAGATATTAATTTAACCCTCGGCTCTGATACAAAAGAGTTTAAAAAAGGGGTAAAAGAATCTAGAAAATCAGCTTTTCGACTCGCTCGTGATATTCGTAAATTAAATGAGCGTGAGCGTGCTGCGAAAAGGCGCGGAGATGAATCATCCAGAAAAACACAATTACGACTTGATAAACGACTCTCCCGAAAACGGGCAAAAAACCGCTTAAAGGCAATTAAAGAAAATGTTAGAGCTGAAAAGCGTGCAATTCGACAAATTGAAAGAGCTCAAAAAGCATCTAATCGGAGACGGTCGAGACTCTTTAAGGCTGGTTTAGGTGGAGCTGCTGCAATTGGCCTCGGAATTGGGGCTGTTGGTTTAGTTCAAGGTCGAAAGATTTTAGATTTCAAAAAAGATGTTGCATTATTTTCCACTCAGGTTAATATTTCCCGTGAAGCTCAGGACGGTTTAGCTGAATCTCTCACTAATACAGCGATTCGTTTAGGTGTAAGTCGTGGTAGTATTTTAGATGTATTCGAGCAGATTGGTGAGAAGTCTGGAAACTTTGAATTAGCTGCTCAAAATATTGACCAAATTGGTGAAATATTAGTCGGTACTACAACAACAGCTGACGATTTAGGTGCGGCACTCGCTGGAATGGAGCAGGCATTCAAGGGAAAAGGTATTAAGAACTCAGAACTCTTTGATTTTCTTGAGATATTGGAAGCTCAAGCTGATAAGGGTGCTATTGGAATCGGAAATATCGCCTCTGAAGCTGAAAAGCTATTTGGTGCATTTAAAACCGCTGGTTTTGGAAATAAAAAACAGTTTACTGAATTCGGTGCATTACTTCAGATAGCCGGTGGTGGTGGTGGAAAAGCAGAGGCGGCAACATTCGTCACTCAGTTTCTTGACCAATTAAGAAAACGATCAGATATAATTCAAAAAGCAACAGGTGTTAAAGTTACTAAAAAGGGTGGAATTTTACGAGATTTAGGTGAGTTAATCCCTGAACTATTACAAGCTACCGGCGGCGATTTAGGAAAAATATCTAAATTAATTCCAAGTGTGAGAGGTGCAAAACCTTTACAATTACTCGGTGCGGCATTTCAAGAAACTAAAAAATCTGGTGCTGCTGATCCTTTTGCTCAATACATTGCATTAGGGCAAGGCGCGGGGGGTAGTAGAAGAAGAAAAGCCGAACGGGTATCCGAAACATCAGCCGTTAAATTTCAGAGGCTTGGAGCCCTTGGAACAAAGCTCTCTGAAAAGTCTTTTGAGCCTGTCATTGATGATTTAGCGAAATCGATTGAAAAATTACTTGAAAATCCTGCAGCATTAAAACAGTTGGAAGATACTTTTCGAGCGTTTGGGGATTTATTAATAATAGCTGCAAAGGTTGGAGGCGCGGGAGTTCGTGGCGCTGGTTTTGTGGCTCAGAGTGGTAGAGGTAGTGTTATAAGGAGTGAATTTGCTAGTAGGAAAAAACAACTCAAAACTCTCCCTAAAAGTTTACAAGAACAAATAAGAGAAGGTAATCAAGGCTCTTTAGGATTTTTCAGTGAGCCAACTCTTAAACAACAGGAAAAATTCATCTCTGATTTTGATAGACTTAATATGAATCTAGTTGTGAATATTGCCAATGATGGAACGACTGATGCAAAATTCTCAACCGACCTTGGTAGTAAAACTCTTGAAGTGAACAGGAAACGATAAAAAATGGCTGATAAATTTCTAACACAATGCGCGGGGTTCTATCTTGATGTTTTCACGGTAACTCGAAATAATCCAAATTCAATAATTAAAAATGAGTATCCGTTTTCTCGAAGAAATAAATTAAAAAGTCACGGCGCTGCGACTGAATCCTATGCTGTTCAATGTGTATTCTCTAAAAATTTGACAATTTCCAAAGGTTGGGATTCATCAATTGCGATCTTTCCAACTTTCGAAGCTCATAAAGACTTTTTAGAAATTATTGCGATCGCTCTTGAAAAGTATTCGTTCACTCACCCTGATTACGGTGAGATGGAAGGATTTGTTCAAGATACTACTATCGTAAAAGATGATACTCAGGGAACCGTTGCTATTTCGTTTAACTTTCTCAGAGAAATTGATACTGATGATATTACGTTCGTACAATACGTTGTACAAGAACAGGCGGACGGTTTTCGAGGCTCTAGCACAAGAGTCGGTAATTTACTCGCTGCAGCACAAAAGGGAGCTCAAACACTATCAGGATTCGCAGGTCAAGCCGCTCAATATAAAGGTAAGTTAGACGCATATGAATTATTAAAATCGATTAATAGTGCTGTTGATAGAATAGTTGAATCGTTTATTACTATTCAGAATACTCCTGCGAGTTTTGTCAATAACTGTATTTTAGGTGTCAGAGAATTAGCCTCTCTTTTTACAGGTCTTGAAGCTGAATTAGTTTTTATTGCAGGTTCTTCTCGTGTAGCTTATGAGGCGGCTGTTGTTTACACTCAAGACGATGTGAATCAACAAAAAGTGGCTAAACTTGAAGGAATTGAAACCTTTGACGCTGCAGGGAATTTTATTGGAACAACTGAAACCGTTTTTGTAATGACTGCTCAAGAGTTAGAAGTTACATTGTTCAACACAAGAGAATTAATGAATGAGGCCATATTATCAGATAGAGAACTTCAGGATTTAAAAAACCAGGCGAATAGCTTACAGAAATATATAAATACTATTAAATTAAGTCGTGATAATTTAGAGACTCAAGAGGTTCCGAATTTACCACTTCATCTAGTCGCTTTAAATAATGAACAATCATATCAAACAGTTGACCGGGTATTAAGTTTAAATCCACAAATTAAAAACCCGACTTTTGCAGAGGGCAATATTCAAATTATCGTTCCGAGGGCTGTATAATGGATGATATTTTAATAATTCTATCGGATAAAGATGGAAATATTATTTCAGATAAAAATGAGTATACTGATTATAGTTTCCCTTCAAGCTATACTTCAGTAACAGCTCCATTCTCAGTTACTTTTGTAAATGTTGATTTTGAGGTAAAAGCCTCAGATTTAATTGAATTTAGAATTAACGGAGTTTCTGAGTACTTTGGAATTATTGAAAGACCTGAAAAGGGAACCGGTAAAAATTCAGCAAAAAATTCAGCAACTTTAACGGTTTCGGGTCGAGATAGAACATTGATATTAGTTGAGGGTTTTTGTAACAACTTCAAGGATTTTAACAATAAAACTCCGAAATATATCATAGAAAATTTAATCAATCAGACTAATTTCTACACAAAGCCGAAAAACGAATCTGAAGATGTTACCGATGATACTGGTTTTAATTCTGAGAGTGATCTATCTGATAGAAATTCGGCTGTTTTGGAAGATGTAAATAATTCAGAAACTCAGTCTCAGAGAAACGATATAACTGTTTTCGATGCTGAATTTACGAAATTAAAAACTCATAAGAATTATAAAATCACAATCGGGAATCGGGTTTTTGATAAAATTAATCAGTTAATTAAAATGTATGGTTTTGAGATACTATATATTAGTGACGGAACTCTGTATATTGGTGATTTGAATAAAAAGCGTTATAATGACCCTATAAGTTATAGTATTGTATTTAGAAAAATAGGTGTTGGAAATGTTTTAGATTCTCGTTTCGTTGATGATATCTCAGGTCGTTTTAGTACAATACAGGTGACTGCTCAGACTGAGTCGTTTTTTGGTGAGGATACTAATATCACGAAAATCGCGAAAGATTCGACTCTTCCAGCGGTTAAATTTATGGCTGTTCAGAGTTCTGGAAACGCTGACACTGTTGAAAAGACTGCTATTTCGATTCGAGAAGATCAACGAATTGCGGGCTTTTCTCTCAGTTATACAGTTGACGAGCATACTGCAGATAATGGAGAAACTTGGAATATTAATAGATATGTGAATGTCTTTGACGATGTAAATAATGTATCAGAAACATTGGTTCTATACGGTCGCACATTCACATTCTCTTCAGAAGGTCGAAAGACTTTGTTGAATATTTCTAAAGAACGATTAAATGAGTTGGAGATATAGGATGGACACATTCAAAGCATCAATAAAAACCGTAAAACAAACCGACTTACAACAGCAAATTAACGCTGTAGGCCGTGGTGGTGAGGAAATTAACGAGCGTTCTTTATATGGAGCCGTTGGACTCTACACTGAACCCAAAGAGGGTGATATCGGTGTTATTATCACTGATGAAGATTCTGTTTCCATGGTTGCAGTAACCGATAAGGCTGAAAATCGACCTGATGATCTTGAAAATACTACGACATTATATAAAAATAAAGATTCATATGTAAAAATAAAGGATTCTGGTGAGATAATTATTGCTAATTCTAGTAATAGAGTTATATTAAAGAGTAACGGCGATATTGAATTAGGTGATAGTGCTCTGAAAGCTTTGGTTAATGAGAGCTTTAAAGATGAGTTTGATAATCATGTTCATAATTTTATAGCCGCACCATCAGGGGCTTTCTCAACCTCAACTCCAGCAAAAATTATCGGAACTATTGTTGGAACGCCTGTTGGGGGTGCAGTTGCTTTATTTTTATCTCAGCTATCTTCAACGCTACATTTAACCCAAAAAACAAAGGCTCAATAAAATGGATTTCGCACTAGAACAGGATGCAAACGGCCTCGTGAAAATGAGTTGGGAGAAATCTACTAATATTTTCAATTTGATTTGGTTCTCTTTAAATATTCCGGTAAAATTTCAGTTTAATAATCCTAATTTCGGCATAGACTTATCAGATATTAAAAAGTTGACTGATGATAAAATTGCATTGATTCAAGGTCGTTACGAAAAAGCTCTTCAGTGGATTGTTGATATTGGAAAAGCTAATTCGATGAATATTGATGTTGAAAAAGATACTAATATAACAGGGCGTGTGAATATCCGAGTTGTAATGATTCAAGCTGATGGAACGCCCGTTCCTTACGATACATTTAAAGCAGTTGGAGGCCCCGAAGATGGCTTTACTATATAATAAAACTTTTGATGAGTTATTAGCTCAGATTCTCACAGATTACAGTAATTTAGATTCAAATCCAGATATCTCTCAGGGTTCAATGCCGTTTGTTCAAGGTTCCGTTCTTGCCTCAATGGTTTTCGGTTTATTCAGATATAATGATTATAACGCAAAACAAATGTTTGTTGATACTGCGGATCATGAGAATTTATTAAAGCATGGCGCGATTTTAGATATTCCGTTTCTTGATTCTGATACCGATTCGAGTTATTTAGATAAAATATTACGTTATCTCAGACAAGCTCCTGCAGGGGGAAATAAACAAGATTTTGAAGATTGGGCGCTTGATCAAGATAACTCATTCTATGTTGATAACGATATCACTTACTATAACGCTTATGCAAATGTCGTTAAAGCTGCGGACGGAGCAGGAACGGTTGGAGTTTATACAATCCCGAATGATGAAACTATTATTGATGGTGTTGAGCCTGCGGTTTTTCCTGGTAATATTGAGGAGTTGCTAAGAATTGCGACCGAAACGTATATTCTCGTTAAACAGCCTCTTGGAATTGTATCGACTGCAATTGTGAGCTCAAAGCCTCAGCCTGAAAATGTTACTATGTTTGTAACTGCTGGAGGCAGTGGAGCGGTTGATACTGATGCAATTAAACAGGCTCTTGATGATTTTATGACATTACTGGCGCCAGGTGAGAGTTTATTAAAAGTAGACCTCGCTTGTATCGCAAAAACATTCGGAGCGAAAAACGCCACAATGACAATTCCTTCAGGTGATATCACTCCTGATAAAGATAAGCATATTCGACCAGGCACTATAACGGTAACAGAGGTTTAACATGATAAAAAATAAAACATTAAATTTCGAATATCCATCAGATACGGTTTACTTAGTTGAAATTAGTTCAAAGGAAACTGCTACAGGTGAGATTTTATTGAATGTTAGGGATTTAAACGAGGTAATAACTTCAAGTGTTGAGATATTTAAAGCGACTCCCCCTGATGTATTAAATAGTAAATGGACAAAAATGGGATCTGATTTGAATACTTTGCCAGTATTTAATTTAGAGCCTCTTAAAAAATCCAGCGGTAAGATTGTTTTAAATTGGAGACTCGACGCTCTAGAATTGGGTTCTGCTGATGGTGAATTTTATACTATTAATCTTTTAATAAATGATAGTAGTAATTCAGAAACAGCTCAAGCGAATATAGTATTTAATGTAAAAATAACCGATATATCAGTAGTGGAGGCTTAAAATGGAAACAAAATATTTAATAATTCAATCCGATAATTTAGATAATGCAAAATTAAAACTAAAAACTTTAATTGAGGGCTTAGGTTATGCCGACGCTAACTATAGATATATAGTTGGGGAATCGAATATTGGTTATGCGAATTCTAAAATAATTCGAAACAATACTATTTTAACTGATTGGAAAAACGGAAATTTTCTTTTTAAATTCGATTGTAATATTGTTGAACAATACGGTTCTGAGATAGAAGCGGAATGTGAAAAACACGAAGATATTTTTTGGTGTGATAATGTTTCGGTTCGGGAATATATGCCGGAAATGGAAATAATATAATGTCGGGTAATTTTGATTATAAAATGGGTTTAGCAGGCCAATCAAATATGGTTGGTTGGGATCAAGCAAGCGGTCAAACTCCCGCTACAGTTTCAACTTTTGAGTGGGACGGCTCTATTTGGAAGTATTGGAATGAAACGCCGTTCGCTTCATTAATACCTAATTTTGCAAAAAGACTTCAAGAAGTTTATCCCGTTGCTCGTTTGGGATTCGTACAAACCGCAGAGGGTGGAAAAGGTGTTGTTGATACTTGGGGCATAAGTGGAAGTGCTACATATATTAACTCGAAAACAGAGTTCCTATCGTCGGGTAGTATTGAAAGTATTATGTTTTATGCAGGTGAAACTGATATTCAAAACGGAGTTTCTAAAGCAACTTTTAAAACAGCTTTTGAGTTGATGATGTCGAATTTTAGAAGTGATTTATCGAGTCCAGCTTTGCCTTTTTATGTTATAAAACCATATTACGGAGACTATACAGCGGGGGCAAATGCAGAGATTCGGGATGGTTTAGATGAATTAGAATCCGAGGGTAAAATTGATATTATCGGAGATGCTTTTGATTATCAAGGCGGTTTAATAGACGCTGTGCATTTATCAAAAGTATCACAAGATTTATTAGGAACCGCTTCGGCAAATGAGTTTAAAGATTTAGTTACAATTACCCCAACATATTCAGAGTATACAGCAACTTTTGGAACTGGTGGAGATTATGCAACTCTAACACTTGCTAACACTTGGCTCCCTAATACAGCGAATACAGATGTTCGCCTGTTAGGTGTTGGTAACTGTACGGAATTGGCGGCAATCTCACTTTCCAAAACATTGAACGCTTTTAATTTAGAGATTGATTTAGGGGGTAATACCCTAACTATCGGGCTCAATGACTACGACTACAGGCAACGAGATTTATAATAACTTAGTGTTAAATGGTAATAATTTTGGGGGACATGGGATAAGTGTCCATAGTA